AACGTACACTACCTGCCTGATTGGTGATAGCGGGGAACCATGTGGTTAAGGACTCCTGATCCGACCAGCGAATAAGCATCGGGTCAATTACCGTATTGCCGTAGTCGTTTGTGCCAAACACAATTAGGAACCGGCTGGCATCGGACACGGTAAACGTGTTTTGGTACAGCGGGCAAGAGCCGTCAGACCCAGCAAGGCTAGACAACAAAATGCCCCGAGGGGAAACAACTTGTGTACCTGACTGCGTACCGGAAGTATTAATGGTCGTTGATAGGGTATAGGTAAGACCTGTTGGAGTGCCCGCCGTGGTTGTAACGCCCGAACCCCCCGCAGTGGTGGACAGGGTGAATGTTGTGGAGTTGTTAGTGGCAATGATGTAGTACGTAGTGGGGTTTACATATCCCGTAATAGACCCAGTACCGCCGTATGCGCCACTAATTGTGAGGGACTGCCCAACTGCCAAAGGCGTACTTGAAGCGGTACAACTAAACTGCCCTGCTATGCCTGTAATAACTACGCCCGATAGTGTTGCGCTTGCAGTAGCCGATGTAGCTAAATTAAACGTACTGGAAGTCAGATACTTAACGTAGTACGTAACTCCCGGCAACAGCCCTGTTGGCAGCGCACCTGTTGTAGCCAGTGTAATGGGGGTTAAATCCGCAAAAATAACGGTAGTGCTTGAAACAACGCATGGGGAAGCAACGGTCATAGTTACCGTTACGTTTTGATACCCTGTATTGGCATCCCAGTAATACAAAGGAAAACCTCGTGGGCCATAAACTAGGTCTTCACCCCAGTTCAATTGGTTCCAAATACGAATACCCGCATCTGCGGGAGCAACTGTTCCGCCAACACCCCACACACCGCTACCCCAAGTGCTTGCCCCCCACCCATCCAATGGGGTGTACGTAGAGGAACCAACCGTAACTTGGTAGACAGCGTAAACCGTACCACCGCCAGTAGTAGAAGAAGATGCAGTGCCTAAAACACTGATAGTGTACGTGGACGCACTTATATAGGTAAGTTGGTATTCCCCCGACACAGTAACCCCACCAACAGCAGTGCCGCCATAAAAAGTAACGTAATCTCCATTGGCAAACCCCGGAGTTGCCGTTACTGTTACCGTTGTGTACCCACCAGAATTTGTTGCTGTGTTTGTAGTAAACGGGTTAGTTAGTGTGTCACTTGTACGGATTGGGGTGATGTCGTAATACGCACCGCCGTTTTCAATATAAAACTTTTCAGAAGTTCCAACCCCCAGCAAGTTCTGTCCTGCCAGAGTTATCCAGTTCCACAAGGAACGACAAACCCCCAAGAATGTAAACGCCGAAATACGCTGCCAGCCGCCTATCTTTTCGGGCGTGCCTTGACGAAATCGCACCTTGTCGGATTCATACCAGCCACCTTCGTTGGTGTACCGAGTGTTTTCCCGATTTACCCCCGGCTTGAGCAACAGTTTTTGTAGTGGCATGGTACTTTAAGCGTAAGGGCGAGTCCCGGATGCATCAATTATTAACACTTGTTTGCGCGGAGTTGCACCCATTGTATTTGGGACAGAGATGTGTGTCCATCCCCCTCCGTTTGGCTTTGCAAACTCGCGGATTAACTGGTCGAAGGGTAGTTTAGCAGCTATCACTGCTTTTACAACCTGATCTGGGGTCACACCGGGAACGCGAATATCAGCAGCGCAACCTATCCGATGTTGAGAGGTGTCTTTGGAACCAACCGCGTCATTGACCTGCTTAGATCGGAAGGCGGAGTTGACCATGATGGGTTTACCTCCAAGCGCCACCTTGACCAACTCCAGTAAGCCAGCCAGTCGCACCAAATTTGCTCGTTCTGCTTCATTGGGTGTATTGTCAAACTCACGGTGATCGGTGGTGGTCAGTTCTTCAAGGGTGAAGTGCGGGCTGATGTTCATTTTGATGCCTTGTCTTGTAGCTTCTCAGCCGTACGCAAACCACCAAGGCCAAGCATTCCAAGGAGTAAAGGCATCATGGTGCCGGTATCCATTTGCGGAAACTTTACGGGGTGACCAGCTAAAGCAGCGCCCCACTCAGCCAACGGGCCGATAACGAACTGCACCGCAAAGCCTGCACCACACACCCAGCCGATGCTTGGACGCCACCCACTGACGAATAGGCTTGAACTTGCCGCCTCTACCTTGTTGATCTCCATCTGCCCTGTAATCTGGGCCAACTCGCCGTTCTGCTGGAGCTTCATTAGCTCTAACTTGGCAGCAGCTTGCTGCGCCGGGTCAGGCAATACGCGGTCTAGGACTTTGCTGCCGACTTCAAACAATGCGGATACGGGATCAAGTGCCATCTGGGGCTCCTTTGTTGGTGCGGATATCTACGATGCGCTCGGCAGTCTTACCGGCAAAGATGGCGGTAATCACAATAATCATTGCTTGGCCCAGCAGGTCAACATACGCGCCCCGAGTCTCCATTTCAAAGACGGACAGCAGCGCGAAAAAGAAGTATGAAAACAGTAAAAAAATTACCGTCACCGGCTGGATGTTTTTGGCTAACCATGATTCGTTCATCTTGCCTTCTCCATAATCTTGGCCCGCAGTGCGGGGCTATCTGAAGTACCTGCCCACTCAGGTAGGGCATTCCAAATTAAGACGTAATCATCCCCACTGCACTTTGCCCCATCTAGCCACGCCAGCATAGCTTTGTGCCGCTCCAAAGGGTCGTGCATTGTTAAACCAATAACGTACAACTCCTGTACCGCGCAGCTTGTCTGCTTTGGCCTTTCTTGCCTTCTTGGGGGCTCCGTAGACAGTATGAGCTTGTCCCCTGCCGAAGCCGCTGAAAACAGCAGCACAAAAACCAGAAACAAGCGCATTCATGGCCTAACTCTTGCCTATCAAGTAGCGTACAGGGTCTATCTCTGGGGAATTCATTTTGGATACTTATCTTTAACTGCTTGGCAGTCAGCAATGTACTTTGCAATTTGCGCCTGATCGCCCTTCACCACCCCGTCAAGGTAGTCGGTGTACGGCGGGTATTCAGCAGCACGCTTTTCGGCGTAGGTTGGTGTATACACAGGGCGTAGTGCTTCAGCTTCTTCGTCCGTGATCTGGACAGAGCCTTCTGGGAGCAGATGCGCGTAGGCATCATCATCAAGGAAGTGCAAGGAGTTGTCTGGGGCTTTGTAGTGCATGATTTATCCTTTAGCGGAGTTCCCACCAAGTTGCAAGAGTCGCTGCGGCAGCAGAAACCACGTAGCTAGCCCCAACTGGTACGGTAAAATTAAATGTTGGGTTTGTTACTGCGGATGCGTTATATGCGGTAATAATATTTACCGCGCTGCCGCAAGTAACGGTAACATTTCCACTACCTGTTTGGTTGCCACTAACTGCGATTTGTATTGGTTTTCCAGTGGTGTTGTAATAAGTAGTGCCAAATGCCCTGCTGCCGGTAACATTCTGCCAAGTCTGTCCATATCCCAACGAACTCATAGCAGTCAGGGCATTGCCGCCAGCGCCTTGGATAGTTGATGGGGCAGTAGCCCAAGTACCAGCAGTGGCTTGAGTGGATTCAACGTAGCCAACAACACGGAACGGCACCGATGTGCGCGCTGTGGTGGAGTAAATAACATTATTTGAGTCTGCCGTCACACTAAGTGCCGTGGTGCTGATTAAGGTTGTTTCATCAAGGTTATTACCACCAGCGATATTTACCACCGCCAATTCAACCGTACCGGCGTTATCTATGGCGAGAACAATAATGCGAGATTGCGTAGCATTTACTGTTCCTAATGTAGCTGTAGAAGGTACAACCACTGATATTGCAGAACTAACCGTTCTACGATTAACCGTACCACTTGTTAAAGTAGAACTACGAAAATCTAATGCTATAGGATTTAAAGTAGCTGTTAAAGCACTAGAAGCAACTGATGCAGTTATAGGCAGTATTTCATACTGCGCTGTAGGCGCAGTGCTTGCCCATGTTGTTCCGTTGCTGGTAAGCACATTGCCTGATGTACTGGGGGCTATTGCTTGAAGTGCTGAAGTCCCATTGCCTAGCAGCACATTGTTTGCTGTCAAGGTCGCCGCACCCGTACCGCCAGAAGCGACTGCAAGGGTAGCCGATAGGCCCGCAGCAGTTCCAGTCGTATTTTGGTTGAGCGTAGGAACATCCGCCGCAACAATCGCCCTAAATGTGGGCACTCCGGCTGCTCCGTTAGGCGCTGCTAAAACAAAATTTGCTGTTTTAGAAGCATATGGGTTTTGTGTATCGCCATACGAAGCTGCCAAGCTAATAACAGGTGTTGTTGTCCCCGTTGCAACACTGACGGGGGATGTACCTGTGACCGATGTTACTGTGCCGCCTGTACCAGTGGCATTAATTGTGATAGCTCCTGACGCATTTGTAATTGTGACCCCAGTACCAGCAGTCAGAGTGGCGCGAGTAAAACCCGTACCGTTACCGATGTCCAATGCGCCGTTTGCTGGAGTAGTTGCTAACCCTGTACCGCCGTTGGCAACAGGAAGCGTACCGGTAACGCCGGTAGAAAGTGGTAGGCCCGTCAAATTGGTGGCTGTGCCAGATGAAGGCGTACCCAATACGCCACCATTTACTACGACTGCACCCGCAGAGCCTACGTTTACGCCGAGAGCAGTGACCACACCCGTACCAGTAGTTGTAGTAGCAGGAGCTACGCCCGCGCCACCCCCTAGCACCAAAGCGCTAGCGGTCAATGCCGCCGAACTTGCAATTGTTCCGGTTGCCGAATAGTAGGGCACGCCACCTGATGTGCCGGAAGTAAGTCCTGTGCCACCATTAGCAACTGGAAGTACGCCGGTCAAGTTGGATATTGTGCTTGACGCAATTTTTACGTAGTCAGTGCCGTTCCAAGCAACAATTGCTTTCTCTCCATCAACCAGCGTGATGCCGGTAGTGGCTGCGCCTTTGACGGTGAGCAAAAATCCACCAGTAGCGGCGGTGTTGTTGATGATGTAGTAACGGCTGCTGCTGGGTACGATCAAATTGCGGGCGGCTGTTTTGGCCCCGCTGACGTTTATGATGGCGTACTGCGCTGTCGTTGAAGTGATCCCCGTTGCAGCGCTTGTGCCTTGTGTGAGCGTGAGCGTGACATCTGCCGTTGTAATAGCTACTGACAGGCCCCCGGCAATGGCGATGTCCAGGTAAGCTGTGATGGCGTTGTTTACGTCATCACCCCAAGTGCCTGATTCCGTCCCAGTGACTGGTAGGCCAAGGGCTAGGTTGGTTGTGTAATTAACAGTCATGTTTTACCTCTAAGTGGTCGTGTCGCCCTGCTCAGGCGGTGTGGAATATTCTACCCATTGTTGCTCGGTTTGGCTCCATGACCAATTACCTTCTGGCTGTACTGGACGTACTACCCATCCCGGTGGATACCACCATACAACCTCATATCCTTCTGCAACAGGATTTGGGGGATAGCCGACTTCAATCCAGCCTTCAGTGCCATCTGTTTCGGTTTTTGGAATTGAGCCAAGTTTTGAATAAAGCATAATTTTTACTGATTAGGAAATGCTTGCTGTGGCGCGGTAAAGTTTGCTGTGTACCTAGCCACGCCTTTAGTGATACGCAGATCGTCAATGTAGCCGTTAAAAAAGTTCGTTATTAATGCGCCACCACTATAACTGGCTGCAATAAAAGTAGTTGAAGCAAGATATGTAGTAGCGTCTGTATATGTAACACCTGTTTGTGTTCCATTAAGAAACATTTTTGTTGAACCACTACTGCGACAAATTGCAACATGATGCCAAGTGTTACTTGATACAACAGAACTTGTTATTCTGTCAGCAGAACTAACATAAAGACGAATAGTCGCATCGTTATTTAAATAAATTAATGGATACGCCCCATTTGTTGATGGTGGTCTTGTATCAAATAATGTTACTGATGATCCTGCGGCGGGTATTTCATATGCAAGTATCCAAAATTCAATTGTAAAGTTGTTAGAACCAAAAGCACTAGTTGAAGTATTCGGAGCACTCAAATAGCTATTTGTTCCATTGAATGATATTGAACCAGTGCCATATTTAAATAAACCAGTGTTAATTTGAGCACTACCTGACGTTAGCAAGTTATTTGCCATAGCATTATCAATAATGCCGGCATTGGTAAATCCAAGTAACAATGATGTGCCTGATATAGCGGTTAATGGATTAGTAGGAGGTGTAAAAGCCGATGTGTAGACCGCTGTGCCTTTGACAATACGCGCATTTGATACGTACCCGTTGTAGTAAAACGCCGTTCCTGATGTCTGCCTTCCAATAGAACCTGCACCTGTTGACCCTAAGTTCTGTGTCACCGCGCCAGCGCTCGTCGCCGCTACCGCTCCGTTAATATATAACTTTAAATTGCCAGTGGCAGAACCAGACCTAACAACCGCGATATGGCTCCATGCATTTAAAGATACCGATGATGCAGAAGATATGTTTGCAGTTGCAATAGCAGTAGTTGCATAAAAAAATTGCACTAAACCCGCAGAACTTATAAACAATACACATTGACCAACAATAAAACTTCCACTCACATTGCTATAAAAAGCAAAAAAAGCTGACCCCGATGCGCCATAAGCACGCGGGTAAATCCAGCATTCCCATGTAAAATCGCCAGTGGTATAACTAAATGCGGTATTAGCCGGAATAGATAGGTAGTCTGAAGTGCCATTAAAGATGGCAGACCCACCACTAACACTTACTGAATATGGAGCAATTGCAGTAAAAGGACTATACGTACCTTGTGTAGCCGTACCATTTCTAGTTATAGTAAAAGCATTCGAACTGCTATCAATAAACGTATTGTTTTGCGCTCCAGCAGTTCCATCACCGTGCAGTAGCATAGACACACTTGTCCAATATGGGTCGTTAACGGGCCAAAAATTATTAATAAGTTGCGCTACTTCAGATTGTTTCCAAAGCCCATACGCCGCCGTGCTAGACGAAGCAGCCGCAGTAGAGGATAGGATTGAACCTTTGTAACGGGTAGACATTAGCTTATCGCCTCATACGATGTTGTAAAGGTAATCGAATTTGCTGTACCCGAAGTTACAGATATAGATGTGCCTTCTTGTAAATAGAACGCCGTGCTTTTGTCTACCACTACAACAGCAGAGTTTCCGGGAACAGGTATTTGAAAAATAATTGGGTACGCTGTGCCGCCAGATGGTGCAGAACCTTGTGCAACAGCGCCATTGGTGTAAATAGAAACCGTGGCAGTCGCGGTAACAGCCGTCACGTTTGCCGCCACCACGTTATCAATTTTGTTAACCACACCAGATGCAGCAGCGTTAGGTAGTAATACAACAGCAGTTGTTACACTAGGTGTGTAATAGGTTGTGTTACCTGTGATTGAGCTTGCATTAATAAGATTTGGGTTTGCCATAATTAATATCCAAAAACAAGCGACATAACAATCGCTCGGTTAAAAGGCACTGCTCTTGCTGCGGGGTAGGTTACAAACACGTTTTTTGTGCCTGCTGCAAAATTGACTAACGACCCCGCATTACTAGAAGAAATTACGGTGGTTCGGGAAAGCGTAGTGCCCGACGACGTGTACGTACCAATTCCAACCTCCCACTCTGCCCCACCTTCAATGGTGTAGTAGGTAGAGTTGCCGTTACCAACGGCAGCAAAGGTTTGATACCCGGTTGCTGCACCGGCAAGCGTAACAGTGCCCGTACCAGTCGTAATGGTAGTTTCTTGAACCCGATCAGCTAAGACAAGTGCCATTTAAACCCCTACGTTGCGTTGTCAACCAGTACCCAGTTTGCTGTTTGGGTATTTTGGATTGTAGACCAGTTTGCGTTTTGGCTGTCATCAATTAGCTGCCAATACACAGGAACCGAAGTCCCGACAGAACCCGCCGCAGAAACGCCGGTTATAGCTACGACACGACTAGACACTAATAAGCCAACTACGCCGCTTGCAGTAGCGCTTGGCAGTGCCACTTGTACGCTCTTAGTTACATTTTCGACAGTGCCAAAAGCGGAAATGCCGGTGATAACAGTACTGCTATCTTTATCGAAAACAGTACCCGCCGTACCCTCCGCAGAAACGCCTGTTACGGAGTTAGTGCGGCTTAAAGTAATTGCCCCAAGTAACCCACTTGCAGTAGTGCTTGTGAGCGCACGGCTACGCTCCGCTAGAGTTACTGTACCTACTGCACCGGAGGCCGATACCCCACTAAGGGCTACCGTTACATCAGGCGTCCCAACATGCCCTGCGGCGGAGACCCCCGTAAGCGCAAGGCTACGAGCCGCTAGAGTTACTGTACCTACTGCGCCGGAGGCAACGCGGCCTGTTATAGCAAATGAACGCGCACCGCCCGATACTGTACCTACTGCGCCGGAGGCAACGCGGCCTGTTATAGCAAATGAACGCGCACTGACCGCTGCCGTGCCCGCTAAGCCTGCTGCACTGACCCCCGTAAGCGCAAAGCTACGAGCCGCTACAGCTACTGTACCTACCGCACCGGAGGCCGATACCCCACTAAGGGCTACCGTTCTGCTGGCCGTGACTGAACCTGTGTTGCCGGAAGCAGTTGCCCCTGTTAAAGCCGCCGTTACATCGGTCGGCCCTCCCCATAGACTAAACCCCCAAGTGGAATAGCCCCATGTTGCAGGGGCCGGGGCTACAGTAGTTTCACCAGCAGCGCCAAAAGGCGCTCCAGCAAATGGGGTTATACCAAACATGGTTTATACGGCGTATAGCCGCCCCCAACTATTAAGTTGTTGCCAAACGAATTAACGCAGTAGTCGTGGTGTTGGACGGCATGGTCAGTGTAAACGTACCCGCCGTGATGGTTTGGGAACCAAACGTGTGAACACTGACCGCCTTATTACTCTGGGTAGAGTTATAAATCAACACCGTATCAAACGCAGTGGCTAGTGTCACGGTTGTGTACACAATGCTTGCGGAAGGAGTCCAATACCCAACACCCGCAGTTGCAGATGCGTTTGTAGATGTCGGGGCAGTTGCGTTGGTTACCGTCACGCCGCCAGCCGTGTAATTTGTACCAGAAACTTCGCCGGTAACTGTGTACACCGTAGTCGCAGCATTGATCGTGGCCGAGGCAAGATATAGCGCCGCTTTTACTGTATCCGTAGTAGGCGCAGTTAAGCTGCCACGAGAAACAATAGTAGAAGCGCCAAGCTGGTGCTGGCCCAACATCAGTTCACCAAGGAACGATGTACACATTGATTGAGTATTTGCCATGATATTTCCTTAAAAAGTAGCAACTTCAGCACCGGCAAATCCCGGCATTTTTTTCAACGTCACATGCGCTGATCGGTGAACCAACTCGCCATCAAGCCAATACTCGACCCATGATGTCAGTTCATTTTCATTATCGACTGTGCCTTCCCGCTTCTCAAGCTGGGAATCGTCCATGTCGCCTTTGGTGGTGGTAACAATCAATTTGAACTCCTAATAAGTGCAGTGGTTGAGGTGTTAGCGGGCATCGTGATTGTAAACGTGGTGGTCGATGTTTTGTCAGACCCAAAGTCCAGAACCGCCACAGACTTATTACCCTTGGATGCGTTGTAAATCAAAGCACACCGGGCAGTCAAAACTGCTGTCCAAGACACGTTGCTCCAGTTTACGTAGGCTACAGAACCAGATGAACTAATAGCCACCCCTGTCATGACCTGACCGCCAGCCGTGTAGCCTGTGCCTGAGACTTCATTGGTGGCACTGTAGACCGTAGTAGCCTCATTCAAATCCGCATTACCCGTATACAGCGCAATCTTGATCGTGTCTGTGGACAGATCGTGGATAGCTTGATAAAGCTCCTTCTTGAAGCTCGTGGTCTGGGTTTGGACGATGCTCATTTCACAGCCTGTCTAAATTGACCGCTACGGTAAGCGTCTTGACGCTCCATGCCATCACCCAGACGTTTAGCCAGAACAATAGCTTCCATGTACTTCTGGTTGTACAAAGCAACCAAGTCTTGCTCACCTTTCATAAAGGTGTAAGCCTCTACCAACGAGCCATACAACAACACCGTGTCAAAGTTATCACCCAGCCAAGTAGTCAAGGCAGTGGTGATTGACTCTGGATAGTAGTAATAGTGGAGTTCTACTGAGTACGCGGTGTCTGGCGTAGGGCCGAGGATAAAACTCAACTCGTTGGTGATGGTGGCCCCGGAAACAGTGGGGCCGAATAGCGCGTAGTATTTTGGTGTCCCCGTATCAGTAGGGCTAGGATACGCCTCACGCATGAAGTTCACATCTTTGTTAAGAAGATAGGTGTAGCTTCCACCGCCATAAGGGTAAATAGCCAAAGAGTAAGGCGCTAAAAAATCATCAGGGCAAGACAAGTACTTGTTGTTGCCTGTGACTGTCCCAGTCACGTTCTTACGCAATGAGGGGAACTGCACCGAGTTATAGATGCGCTGCTCTGCCTGTGTAATGAACCGATTAATCTGAGCCGTCGAAGATACCGTAGACGAGTCCGCAAGGGTAATCGCCGGAAAATTGTTTTCTGTATAGGTCTGAATTGAGGAGACCAAAGCACTGTAGTCGATTTAAGCCACCATTTCCAAAGTAAACTTGCCAGCTACTTTGCCTTTCTGCTTAACTGCGTTACAAACGCTCGTGCGTAGCACACCAAAAAATTCAGCCGCTGCTTTCTGCGACTGGAAAGAACATTGAAGTTCTGGGCAGTATACCGGTTTCCACTTTGCTTGCGCCACTAACATTCGCCCGATTGCGGGGTCACGTTTTTGCTTACACGTTTTTATTTTTGGTATCGGCGCTTGTTTTTTAACGTGGTCTGCCCAGCGGGCAGCAATGCCAATAGAGGCTACTTTTTTACCCCGTGCCGTAGCTTCCGGTGTTTGGGCAGCACGCTGAATACTCTGTACCGTTTTTGCCCGCCACTCAGGGTTTGCCCATCTTGCTTTTGCCGCATCTGACCGCTTGCGCTTTGTGGCTTCTGTCACCTCAACGGGCCGAAGCCCCATGCCGCCTTTAGAAGCGTTGTAACTTGGCTGTAGCTCTGCAATCACTGCAATTTCTGCGCGGTTCAGTGTTTCCGCATCAAAGGCAACAAACACTTCCTCAACCCCAAATGCATCACAGCCAAACTCTAGCAAGGCGTTTTGGAACCTTGCTTTTCTAGCTGTACTGCAAATAGCTGTTCTCCAATGCGCAGCCCATCTTTTTTGCACGGGCTGACGTGTCTGCCCCACATACTGCTCACCAGTATGTTTGTTAGTTGCAATGTAGATTGAGCCGTAACGCATTGTATTTAGGCCATCGGGCCTCTTGCCATCAGACCTTTGGTAGCCGCACCAGTACCACGGATTTTAATACCGCTAGTTTTTGCGGGCTCGTCACCGGCAGATTTACTAATGCCGCCGATGCTGACATCAAAAGTATCCAGCTTACTGCGGTTTGGTTCTTTGCCGGGATTGGTAGAAATCTTCATGGCCTTACCGTCCATCGTATGCGGTTTTGCATAGACAGCGGCAGAACCAACTTCTTTACCCATTTTTTTCATACTGTAGGCCATGATTTACCCCGTTTTTTGGTTAGCTGCACGAGACAAATTACGCCCTACGCGCATGCGGTCTTCACTGGTTGGGCCACCCTTTTTAAGCTTCAAGGTCGTACCCTTGCCGCTCATGTGTTTTTGAGCGTCATGTTGTTTGAACGCCTTTTTAATCATGGCCTTGTCTTGCGCCGTGTCCATTTTCATATTTTCTTTAGCCATCATAAACTCCTATGAAACCGTTACCGTTACTGTGCCAACACTTGTGGTTCCGACCAAGTAATTAGGCGTTAAAACCGTATCAAAAAACCGACTTCCGCCCACCGGGTACCAGCCCCATTGAATGTCCCGAGAACCGCCAGCAGGAAACCCATTTACATTGTTCCCCGAAGTCACATACGTTGTGTCCTTCCTAGGATTACGCAGTGCTTGCGGGTCTTCAACCGGAAATGTACCAAGCATTAATTGCGGTTGGTCGGGATCCCAGCAGTCAGGGCAAACAAGCAGTTCATATTTCTTCTGTTTGATTATCTCTGTTTTTAGCTTCTTTAGCAGGAATTGTTGCCCGCAACGATCACATTCTGCAATCGCCTTTTTACCAGAAGCAAACCGATTACCCATTACGAATTCCCAATAAACATCTGTCTTGGGACAAACCGTATAGCTGCCTTCTCGCGGTCTTCATCGGCGGCTAACTGCCAAGCCTCGTCGTACTGCGCTTTTAAAATTGGTAGGCGATCCATACCGCCCGGTATCTTTTGAGCTACGTAATACGCTAGTCCTGCAATCATACAAGGCATAAATCTAAATGGTACATCCATTGTGTTCACGCCGCCACCAGCATCATCAATACGGCGCATACGCCAGTAGACAAATTGGTAGGTTGTAGAGTTGTCCGGGGTAGGCCAAAGCGTTACCCGTGGGATGTTCTGAATAGCTACCGCAGCCGCTGATGAATGGGATGCAGCAGTCGTATTGTTCTGCCCACGGGCGCAGCTATATAGGGTATTCCCTGATATGTACCCGTAGTAGATTGTTTCTGCATCGACAAGTATGTACCCTGTAGCTGGCAAACTGGTAGCGGACGTTACAGAAATAGTGGTGTCTGTAGCTGTAATAGCGGCGCTCAGCGTAGTAATCGAAGCTGTAGTCTGCCCGTCAAGCCGTTGGAACCACATCTGAATTGGGCGAGCTTGCTGGAGTTTGTTGGGGATCGTAGCGTAGGTGCTGATACTGATCCGGGTGATGGTCAGGTCGGCTTGCGTGGACGCCGTATTAGAGCCCGTGCGAATCACATGCTCTAGCAGGTCTACAGTGCCTGTAGGGATGGGGTAAGTGTTTAGCCCCGGAACCAAGTTAATAGTCCCCTGCTCAAACGTCCACATATTGACGCCACGGTTTGCCCAATCAGCAAACATGATGTTAAGACTACGCCGCGCAGTACGCATTTCGTAGCCAGTGCGAAGTTCAGCGCCCGCACGTTCAAACGCTTCCTCCACGATTTCCGTGAGGTCGAGGTTAAAAGTAGCGGTTCCCGAAGTAGCCATTATCTAAATCCTGCTGTTTTCTTTGCTATGGTTTTAGGCTGTGCCACAAATTGCTTACCTGCCGCTTTGCCCGCACGCTTTGCTTTGGTGGTAGCTGCGTATTCAGATGGACTAAGAGATTTTATAGCAGCTTCAGGTAAGTACCGCTCACCTGTTTTTGACGAAGGCTTTCCCGACTTGGTGCGCCATTTCTGGTCGCCCCAGTTTTTAAGGGATTGCTGCGGTGCTTTCAATCTCTGTACCCTCCACCAGAAGCCTTGTACTTCTTAGCTACAAGCTGGGCTTTTCTCGCGCTCCATTGCCCTGCGCCAGTACCTTGAGTAGCCGCTGCTTTTACCTGAGACACGATACGCTTACGAAGGCTTGGCTTGGTGTAGTTCGCCGCAGCGTTAACCGTACCACCTTCAGCGTACTGCGTGAAGTCAGTGTCATCCCTACGGGGCATTTTCTTGCCCTTTGGCATTTTGGAGGGGGAGATAGCTCCCATACCGCGACTGGCTCTCACCGCATCATTCCTCGGGTTTTACCGCGCTGGGCACAACCATCGGCACGGCTAGATGCAGAGCCACCCATAGCCATCTTCTTTACCGGCTCATCAACAGGCACAGAGTCAGGATACATTGTGGGCTTTGGCTTGGGTTTAGGCTTAGGCTTCTTAGCTACAGGCTCATCTACCGGCGTAGAGTTAGGGTATTTGT